GCTCACCAACGTACTCGGCGGTGCTGACGCCGGGGACGAATCCGTGCAAGACACCTGTGTGGATCTCGCCAACTACGCCGTTATCATGTCGATGCTGTCCTCGGGCGAATGGCCGGATTACGGATCGTCAAAAAACCTGCTCGTGCTTGCGGGTGACGGCGAGCCGGGCATCGAGGCCCCGCGGTTGCCAGGCGACGTCGGATACGATTTGCGCGCCAAGGAGGACACTTGGGTGCGCACCGGGGTGGTAACACTCGTAAAAACTGGTGTGCATTTCAAGTGCCCTGAGGGTATGTGGGCGATGATTCTGGGACGCTCGAGTGCGTGGGCCAAGAGAAACCTTGTTTGTATTCCTGGCGTTATCGACTCGGGGTACACTGGTGAAATCGGTGTGGCGTGCACGCCCGTGGACAAGCAGGCATTCATCGACAAGGGCGAGCGAATCGGGCAGGCTGTGTTCTTCCGGGCGAACTGCCCACCGATACAGATGGTGGACAAACTCCCCGAGACCGACCGTTCGCGCAGCGGATTTGGGAGCACGGGACAATGAACCAAGCAGAAGCGATTCACCAATTGCACGTATGGGGGCAGGAGAGTGAACGCATCCAACAGGAGTTTCACGACCTGAACAAGTTGCTCCGCGACAAACTGATGACGATCGGCGGCGACGACCTGGGACATTACGAGACGAGGCCGAACCGCCACCCCGTCGTCCGGGTGCAGTGCGTCGGTCGTCGGAAGTGGATCGCCTTCCTGCGGGGCGGGGAAGCCACGGGCGATTCGATAGAAACTCTCGTCGAAGCGTGTGTGCCCTTGGTTGCCGGGGGCTTCGAGGCCGCACGCGCGCAACTGCACGACATGCGCGCGATGGTGCTGGCGAAATGACGTACCCAACAAAACCAGTCAATCTGCGGGCGATGACGTCGCTCGAACGTGAGGTGCGGTTCGGCAAGTTTGCCTTTGAACCAGCCCCGATCGAGGGCAACCCGGAGAACATCAAGATAACCGACGGGTGGAACCTCAAGAATATCAAGAGTGAACCCATCCACGTGGCCGGTTCACCCAGGAAAGCCCGGCTACACAAGAGCGCAATTGGTGATTTTCGCCTCCTGTGGGCGGCGTGGCACTCCGCCGGCCTCCTCTCGTCAGTCCTTACCTGGAATGGTGGGTATGTGGCCCGGTACGTCCGCGGTTCCACGGAACGGTTGAGCAACCACTCGTGGGGGTCGGCGTTTGACATCAACGCCGCCTGGAATCGACTTGGGCATTTACCGGCCATGGTGGGACACAAGGGGTGCGTGTATGATTTGATACCACTTGCAAATCAGCACGGGTTCTGGTGGGGTGGGCATTTCGAGTCGCGTCCTGACGGGATGCACTTCGAAATAGGCACGAGGATCTGATGCCACTCAAAGAAGGCAAATCCAAGAAGGTGATTTCCGAGAACATCGACCGGGAAATCAAGGCCGGGCGCCCACGCAAGCAGGCCATCGCGATTGCGATGTCGAAAGCCGGCAAGTCCAAAAAGAAGAAGAGCCCAGGTGAGTACAACCGGGATCCAAATCGGGCGTATTTCGGCAAGCACTGAGATGGGCCGTGTGAATCCCACCGATGAGCAGCGCGAAAGCGACCGCGAGGCAGTCTCTCAATATGTGGCTGTTTGCCGGCGCGAGCGTGTGAGGCCACTCACAGCGTTTGAGATGTCCGGGAAAATCCGCCTTGCCCGTACTCTCCGTGCGCGTGGAATCCTTGGTGACCCGCCAGGTAAGTCACCGTGACCGATACGTCCCCCACGTAGAGATTTTGGGGCTGGCTGAGAGCCAGCAAGCCGTAATGGATGATGAGCCGCCAGACAATTTGATTGTGCCCCCACAGTTCCGGATAAAGCCGGCGAGGCGCAACGTGTTTGGCGACCGCGGCATCTCCAAGGGTCCGCCTTACGACGTGCAAATGGTGCCGAGTGTGCACCAGACGGTTTCGGACGTCTACGAGATTTTGAACACCGAAATCAGGCTGGTATTACAAGCGCAACGCAGTGGAGTCCGCCTGGACAACAAGGAGGCGCTGCGTCTGCAACGAATGGTGATGACCCTGCGTGAGGCGCAACGCACGCAGGCTGAAGCGCTGGACATGGACGACCCCAAGAAGTGGTCAGACGAGAAATTACTGCTCGAGTTGCGGGCAGAGCTCGAGAAGGTGCGCGCTGATGAATGACCAAGCCCAGCAATGGCGTATCCGACCGGCACTCATCTCCAACCGGACCGAGCTCTCGTTCATCCTGTCCACATGGCTCAACTGCTACCGGGCTGAATACATCAACCGGGACATCTGTAACGATGTGTATTATTGGCACCATCACAAACTCATCGAAGATCTGTACGCACGCACCAACGCCATTTGGGTGGTGGCCTGCGACATCGTTGACCCGTCTACTCTGTTCGGATTCTGTGCTGGCGAGGCAACCGAGCAGGGGCCCGTGTTGCATTTTTTATTCGTCAAGAGCAAATTCCGGCGCCACGGGGTCGGGAAGGCACTGCTAGAGGAATTGACTCGCAGGTGTCCCAACGGCCCGTTGGTGACCACGCACATGACTCTCGATTTCAAACGATTTCGGGACAAGAGTGATATTACGACTTTGTACAACCCATACGTGTTGTGGTACAACGCCAGTCCGAACTGGCAGAAGGGCGATGATGATCCGAGAAATCCGGTTCCGAGATCAAGTGCAGCTTCCAGGCATGATGACCCGGGTGCTGCGCCTACAAGAAAACAAATACGAGGCGAAATTTGACCCGCAGAACCGCGGGGTACAGATCCGCCGGGCGAAGGATGCGGAGTATGTCTTGGTGCCGTGGGCGAACGTAAACCGATTGGTCGTCGTGGATGAACCAGCCGGAAAATCAAAGCCCGCGAGCTAGGCAGTTACTCTCGGAGCTCTCGCGTAGGCGGGCGTTCCCACAGGCCGTCGAGGCGTACGCCGCGGGCGCATTCGCCAAACAGCGCGAACTGCTCGATTGTCCTGACCGATACATCGCCGCCCACGCTGGCCGGCGATCAGGCAAGACCCATGTGGGGCGCATACGCACGCTCATCGCCGCGTGTGAGCACCCGGGGTCGTTCGTGCCCATCTTCGAGCGTACCAGTACATGCGCGGCAGCGCGTGTCATGTGGAACGACCTACGGCGCGATTCCAACCAATTTGGTCTTGGCCTGGAATTCGTAGAAACGATGAAGATTGCCAAATGCCCGAACGGTTCGCAGATTGGCATCGTTGGTATCGACAAGTTGGACGAGACCGAGAAAGCTCGAGGCGACGCGCACCCGTTCGCTCTCATCGATGAGGCGGGTACTTTCCGCCCGGCGGTGTTACGCGTGCTCGTGCAGGACGTCGTGCGTCCCGCCTTGGTCGATTTTGGTGGTTCCATGTGGCAAATCGGTACACCCAACCCGACCTGTTCTGGCCCATTCTTTGACGCCTGTGTGGGGCAGGATTCGCAATACACAGTGTTCTCGTGGGACATGCTACAAAACCCACATATCAAGGACCCGGCGGGCGAAATGGCCGCTGTGCGTCGTGAGTTTGGGTGGTCGGAACTCGATGCCGCCTACAGGCGTGAATGGTTGGGCGAATGGTGTTTCTCGTCCGAGAGCCAAGTGTATGCGTACGACCCGGACAAAAACCACTGCGCGCCTGTGACCGAGGAGTTTGACCATTACGTGGTCGGCATCGATTTGGGGTACATCGATTCCACTGCCGTTGTCGTCTTGGGCTTCAACGATCGCGACGAGCGAATCTGGGTGGTCGAGTCGCACAAGCAGGACAAATTGGTACCGAGCGATGTGGCCGCACTCGTGCGCCGGTATTACGACCGGTTTGACCCATCCGCGGTCGTGGCCGATACGGGCGGTCTTGGCCGAGCACTGGTCGAGGAAATGCGGCAGAGGTACGCGATACCAATCAAAGCCGCGCAGAAGAGGAACAAACACGCGTATATCGAGCTCATGAACGGTGATTTCCGTACTGGCCGAATACAAGTGGAACCTACCAGGAACGGCGACCTATTGACCGAGTGGCGTCTATTACAGTGGGAGGAGCTATCGCGCAGACACGGCGCGAACTATCGGCATTGGCGGATTTCCGAGGCTTGTGATGACCACTTGGCCGATGCATCTCTGTACGCGTGGAGAGAAGCCAAACACTGGGTTGATATCTCCACTGGCCGAAAGCGTGACCCACTACCGGGGGAACCCGAGTTTGAAGACTGGTACGAAGACGAAATGGTACTGGCCTTCAAACGGTCCGCGGCGACGGAATCCGGGCAAGAATCCGATGATTGGCAAGAGGACCAAGGACCCGGATGGCTGACGTGAATACGGTTTTGGCCTACGGTTCTTGGGCGTCTCTTTTCCTCTTGTTTATCACCAATTGTGCTTGTTCAAGCAACCACTGACGACCCTTGTACGTGTCCAGGTACATGAGCATCCGTGTTCTGGCCCAATCGGTGTCGCGGTCTGGCCTACCGCAGTCCTGCTCCTCGTCAGCGTAGGTGCATTCGGCTGAAATTATCTCCGGGTCACCGTCCACGTGCGCGGGTTCGTGGTCGTGCCAGCCCCATGCACCTTGGCTGGCCACGACTGACATGCGCAACACCAGGTACAGACCCCCCATCGGGTCCGTGAATTCGAGACTGGCCACCCATTCCATCACGACGACTCCTCACCGTGGCCGAGCATCATCTTGCCATACACTTCGAGCCACGTGTCGCCGCTGAACATCACGAATGGCCCACGCTGATAGCGGTTGCGCTCGGTCTCGGGTTCAAGTCGGTTTTGGTCGATGATGAGCTTGCGTTCTGTCTTGTACTCGACGCGCATGCACGGGAAAGTCGATGATATTGGCTTTGACCCGTCTGCGCTGACCTTGCCTGTGCTACGAATCCAATCGAGTATCTCGTCGTGTGCCTCTTGTTCAGTCATGGTCGTCACCCTCCTCCTTTGTGCACATCAGGTCGCCGTCTTCGAGACAGAACACAACACCCACTGACCTGTCGTTTAGCATCTTGAGAGCGTCCTCCTCCTCGTATGCGTCGTCCGACATCTCACCCCTGAGCAGGTCACCCAGAGCGAAATGATCATTGGCATCACACAGGTCAGCCAAGACTGACCGGATGTGACCGTGGCCGAGAGCTCCGTCAGCCCAGCAGCCCACGTGTTTGGTGTTGTAGATCATGACTCCTCCTCCTTTGTGCGTAGCACCCAATCGCCCAAGAAGTCGGCACCAGGTTTTGGCTCCGGACTGCGGTTCCCACGATTGCACACACCAGGGTCCGGGAGGCCGTCATACCGCGGCGCATCATCGGCCGCGGGCACGGTGGTGTCGGGTGCCTTCGGGTCTTTCATGACTCCTCCTTGGCCGGTCCACGTTTTGCATCCAGATACTCTCTTAGTTTGACCCGTAGGTGGCAGAGTTCGGTCGCCGGCAGGAACGGGATGAGCGCTCTCCGCCCCTGGTACCCCTCATCGGCAAACCCAATCCACGAGCCCGCGGCGTCGTAGACGAGCCAGCCCCGGCGTGGGTTGCCACTGTTGTCGTTCTTGGCGCAGATCTTGATTGCGTAATTCATAATGCCTCCACCAGACCGAGATACTGGTAGGTTGCGGTTGGTCGTGAAGACGGCGCGGATTCGGTCGAGCATCTCCTCCGTGTGCATCTGTGGGTCTTTCATGACACCACCACAAGCGCGGTCATGATGGCGAAGAGCCCACCCACGACGAAGGTGCTGTCCACGAGCGTCACGAATCCACGGTGGCCGAAGATACGGACGGCACAGCGGACGCGGTACACCCGAGTGTCGATGAGGATGCGTGTGTTTCCGAGTTTGAGTGTCATGGTTTCCTGTTCCCTTGTTACTGGTCGGTCCCTTTGACCTACCACCCATGGACACGTTGCATGGAACGTGCCACAGGGTCGTGTGTCAGCAGTGGTGTCCCCCATGTTGCGATGGGTGCGCGCGGTCTTCGCCACACACGGGGCAGAAATCCCGCGGTGCAGCGCGCGTTTCCAGGTCTGCGAGCAGCTTGACCTGCAGCGCCAGACATCGGCGCACGCCCTCCCGACAGGCGTCCTGCTCGTTGTCGTAGAGCTCCGTGTGTTCGTCCGTCCACTGGCGGCTTATACCTCCTCGGGCGTAGTTATACAGGAATTCCGACGTAGCCTCGAACACCACTTCCGTGGCCTCCGAGTGTGGTTGGGGGTCTCGGACGACCCACAGCTTGGTGATTTGGCCCGGCTTACTCATCGTCGCCCCCCACTCGTGACTGGACGACGGTGATCTGGAACTCGTCGCCACCGACACGGACGATCAGACCTTTGTTGGTCGTCATTATGCCGGCCTCCTGGAACGTCTCCACGACCGAGTACTCGTCGTCACCGTTCGGCTCTTCCGCGTCCAGCAGATCGAGCGCTTCCGTGATCCGGTCCATCATGTCTTGTTCGTCCATTGTTCCGTTGCCTCCTGATCTGGGATAATGCACAGCACGTGCCAGTCCCAGACACGGGCGTCCTGACGTGCGCGGCAACCCTCGAGTATGACGCCCGATGAATCGCCGCGGTTGTCTTGGCGTTTCCTGCGTTTGTCTCACGGCCCGGAGACAACCAATCGGATGGGATGGCGGTTGTGTCGTGTGTGGGTGCGCGGACACCACGACTCGAGTGCCCGGGCAGGAACGATACGGATCGGGGCACGGGCGCCAGATGCCACAGACGCAACCGGGACGGCCGGGAGAACAACAGAACAAACGCCGGAGCATCGGGACCCATGACACAGGCGTCATGACGCGCACGGCAAGACCCAGGACGGGGCGGCGGCAGGACGCGGGCACGACACTTGCAACGATCCTGATCAGGAGGTAACGGGACAATGGAAAGATTACATTTGGGTGATACAACCTTGGAATTGTCGCGCCTTTCGCAAGCGCTCAAATACGCCAAAACGGCAAACAGACCAGCAATCTTGTCCAAAATGGCAGAACTCGCCTACGCGATTATCACTCGCGTCCAAGAAATCCAGCACGATGACGCCTTGGCCGGCCGATAAATAATTGCGCCAGCGCTCTCCCCGTGTTCCGCTCAGGGCGGCGGGGGGCAGGGGCGATCCGGGGACGAAGCCCGCCCCCAGACCCGCGAGGCGACGACGGACGGCACGAGACGGGGACGACGACGACCCCGTGAAACGAAAGCCGTCCGAGACGCAGATCGGCCCCGAGAGGGGCGCGAAGGGGCCGAAAGGCCCGCGAGACGGAGACGGGGTTGGGAGCGGGACGGCCCGGGGCAGGGGCAGGAATGCCCCCCCAGGGGGCAGGGGAACGGGCGGGACAGGGGTGGAAGAGGGTCGGGCAGGACGCCCCGAAGGGCGTGGGGCCGGGGGAGACACCCCCCGGGGATGGCCCCCCCCCTACCCTGTGATCGGGGGGATTGATGCAGAAGGACCCCGATCCCCCATATGGGTCCCTCTCATTCTATTCTCGTTCCCTACATCGTCCTACCTTGCAGTTGGATAACAGGGTGTGAGAGGATATAACTGATGAGAGCGCGGGATCAGATAACTCTGCTGTCAATTGTGGATCCAACCATCTTGGATAGAATAAAATTCGTGTTTGGGGCCCGACTCTTCGTGTGTTCGACTGTACAGACAGAGAGGTTGGTAGGTCGCGTGCGCCCAACGGGAACGTCCTGCAAAGTGGCGTGGCGGCAACCTGAGCAGGAAAATCAGGACAAATTGCTCGAATACAACGAAAAGGGCGTAGCACGCCGAGCGGTACAAAATTGACGGACAGATTCATCAGCCCAGACGAGTTGGATGCCATCCTCCTGGTCTGCATCAGACACGGAATTTCAAAAATTGAGATGGACGGCCTCATGGTCGAATTCCGTCATACGTCAGGTAGTGGCATCCCGAACATGCGCACCATCATCGACCCGTCATTTTTGAACACCGCACCACCAGTAGAACTGACGGAAGAAGAGAAGAAAGCAGCCGAAGATGCGTTGCTGTTCCACTCGGCTCCCTGATTTCACGTGAAACATGGCACTCGATGACAACCAGTGGTGGAAAGAACCCCAAGACGAAGCGCACCGAGCAGCGTGGTCGGTGGCCAAGAGTCTGCAAGAGAACCAGGTAGGGCGGCGTGATGCAGTTATCCGCAACATGCGCCTGTATGCCGGGTCTCAGCTTGACCACGTAGGGCCGTTCTCCTACGCCCGCTCCCAATCGGCCCCATTCCGAGCGGCCGACCGCCTGACCATGAATGTGGTAGCGTCCAACATCGATACACTGGTGTCGAAAATGGCGAAATCACGCCCAAGGCCGCGGTTCCTCACTTCGGGCGGTGACTACACCCAGCAGCGCAAGGCAAAGAGGCTGCAGCAGTTCATAGATGGGCTGTTCTTCAAACTGTCAGTCGACAAGCTCGCCATCGACCAATTCCGCGATGCCTGCTGGGCTGGCACTGGCATTTCGTACTGGTATCGAGACGACTCGGGCATCTGCGCCGAACGTGTGTTCCCAGGCGAGATTCTGGTGGACCCGCGTGAATCCCTGTACGCCAGCCCCAGGCAGTTATTTCGCATCAAGTACATCGACCGTGGTGTTTTGAAATCGTTGTACCAGGAACACGAGGAGATTATTTCGGAAGCGTCGGCCGCGGACGCCGACGAATATACGAGATCGGGTTACGACTCGGCACGCGACCAGGTGAAGGTCGTTATCGCTTGGCATTTGCCCTCGAGCGAAGACGCCGACGACGGTCGCATGATCGTGTTCGTCAACACGGGTACCCTGCAAGACGACAAGTGGACACGACCTGAATTGCCATTCGTGAACCTGTCATGGCGTGAACCCGTGCTTGGCTATTGGGGCATTGGCATTTCGGACGAACTCACTGGCATCCAGATAGAAATCAACAAGTTGCTGCGCAAGATCCAGGATTGTTTTCACCTGTTGGCAGTCCCATGGGTTCTGCGCGAACGTGGTTCACAAGTCAACCCGCAAAAACTCATCAATCAGCCCGGCATCATCATCGACTATACAGGTACCCCGCCGGTTGTGGTGACGCATCAGACCGTGCACCCAGAAGTTTTCCAACATCTCGATAGACTCATCCAACGCAGTTATGAAATCACTGGCGTTTCGATGTTGTCGGCCCAGTCGCGCAAGCCGCCTGGCATCATTTCAGGCAGAGCCATCCAGGAATATCACGACATCGAGTCGGAAAGATTCATGGAAGTTGGGCGTCGCTATGAGCAGATGATTTTGAACTACGCCCGACAATCCATCACTCTCGCACGCGAGGCTGCAGAAGCTGGCAAGCCCATCAAACTCAACGGCATCGATAAACGCAACCTCGTGCAATTGAAGTGGAAGGACGTAGACATCGACGAGGACGCGTACGTGATGCAAATCTTCGCCTCGAGCTCGTTGCCGCAACAGCCGGCCGCGCGCATCGACCGAGTGTTACAGCTGATGGAAGGGCAACTCATCGATCCGCAGATGGGGCAAAAGTTGCTTGATTTCCCGGATTTGGAGTCGTATAATCAACTCCGCGATGCACCCATCGAAGATATCGAGGCGCAAATCGAGGTTCTGCTCGATGGTCGTTACGAACCGCCGGAACCTTTCCAGTCGCTCGACCGCGCCGTAGTGATGGTACAATCGGCCTACTTGCGTGCTCGGCGCCAGGGAGCTCCCGAGAGTGTGCTCGAAAACATGCGCAGATTCATGGCGGAAGTGAAAGCGCTCAAAGACAGAATCCAGCAGGAAGCGCAAAAGCAGGCGATGGCGCAGCAAGCCCAGGCGCAAGCCGAGCAGGCAGCACAGGGGCAGGCGGCGCCGCAACAGATGCCACAACAGCAACCAGCGATGCAATAG